GGAGGCGGGTGGTTTTTACGTGTTTTTTTCACAAGTTTTTGACCCGCCCTCCCTCTTTTCTGGTATTTCGTATGTAGTAACACCTAATTCGCTATTTATAATTTTAAAACTGACAGCAATCTCAGTATGACTATTAGAGTACGTCTTTATGTCCAATTCACCTGTTTGCCATGGTAATAATTTACCGTCATATAATAGTCCTAGCCCTATAGTTCTACCGTGTTTAGTTATCTGTGCTATTTGCAACTTCTTTTCATCTTTCATTTCTCTTTACTCCAATGTCCGCCATATGGCATGCCGTTAATATCGCACCCTATCTCGGTGCCTCTATTCTCTATTCTTTGTTTGGTGCTTGAGTGATGTGTATTACATAATCCCTGCCAATTAGATGAATCCCAGAATAACTGCTGTGCTCTCTTAATCTTTACTTGGTCTTTAGCTATTAATGCCTGTTCGAGTTTATGCGGGATTATGTGGTCTACTGCTGTTGCTGGTTCGTATCTGCCCTGTTCTCTACACATAACACAGAATGGGTTACGCTGTAGGTATGTCAGGCGAGCTTTACGCCAGCGGGTGTTGTTGTATACGTTCATAATGTTGCTCGGTGCCTTTTCAAAAGGCAGTGACATAGTCCAGAATTAATGACCCTAACTTTAAGTTATAGTCAAAGTTGTCTAAATGGTATGTTTGGATTTCCTCTATTTCCGTAACTTAAAGTTACAGTATTCCTTTG